CATTGATTGTAACACTTTCAACTTCTCCCTGTAATTTAACATCTGTTGTCTGAGCTCCATAAGTAACTTCTAAATCACCTATACCGTAACCATAATTGCCAATACTAGCCTGTAAATCTCCATATTGTCCGTATCCTGTATTTGCATCTACTACTTTATCAACTGAAACTGTACCTAGTGGTAACTCTACCTCTGTTCCTCTTTGCAAAAAGGGTAAAGATGAAGTAAAATAATCTTTCTCCCAATTTGAACGTCTTAAATCTAATTGATCATTAACATGAAATCCTGATTGTAATATTCCACTATTTGTATGCTGTATATATTCTGTACCTACATTCTGATCTCTAAAATATTCATGATATATTAACTGATATGCACGGAATGGCAATAATGATATATACTGAAATTCAGGTGTTGTTGTTGCAACATTTGTCCAAGCACCACCATCTTGAGTACCTGACATACTGGATTCTAATGGAGGTACGCCTAAATAATCTGCTAAACTTCCTTTGACTAATTTATTTTTTGTCGTTGAATTAACTTCTAATCTTGGAAAACTCGGTAAATCGTTGCCATCTTCACCACCTGTTATAAAATCTTTCCACTCATCGAAAACTAATCGATAAGGGACAAAGAAATAATCCATTTTAAAATCTACATTATGCATCATAGGTGCTAATAATGGACTAAAACGAATCATCTGTTGGGTATTTACTCTAAAACTATCACCTGGAATAACGTCTTGAATAAATGCCGGATATAAATAACCCATGTTTCCGGTCTGTTTTACCTCGCGTGATAAGTCAAACTTATTCTTACGAGGTTTGTTTACTTGTATACTATTCATAATGTTTCATTGTTGTTAACTAAATCTCTATGACGGATTAAGTCGCTATCCTTAGCGTTTATATATTCGAGTAATTTACCGTCATAATATTTTTCTAATTTTTCCTCGAATGCTTTCATTTTTTTATCTAAATGTTCTTCGTAGCTTTTTCTACTTAACTCAATTCTATCTTCTTTATTTATAAATAATCGTCTCAAATATGCTTTTGGTAATCTTCGAACTCTTCCATTCATGTCTCGTACCTCTAAACTTTCTGATTCAATATGGTGCGTTCCATAATTCTGTAAATATGCATTACCTATAATCGGTTTTTTGCTCATTAAACTAAATGGGGGAGTACGTCTATCTGTTTTTCTGTTAAACTGTTTAAACATATATTTTGTAACATAATTTATACTTGAACTAGTTACAGTACCTACATCAGCAAAACCCTTTTTCCATTGATTTTGTAATGGTGCTATGTTGCCAATATCCATATTAAACAAGATAAGATGATAATGAGGACGACGAGTTTTGCTGCCATATTCACCGACTGCATAATAGCGTAATGGTTTGGCTCTAAACTTGACTTCCTTTTTTGATATGTTGAGCGTTTTACTGACATATTTTACATGATCATTTCGCAATCTCTTTATATAATCTTGAACATGTTTTTTAAATAATGTTTGATAACCTTGCTTAGTACGTGGTATGTGTAAATCATTGTACGTTAATGTTATAAAAAATGCGCTATCGCTAAATAAATACTCATGTTCTAATCTTAGACTCCATTCTGATCTGCGTTTTTTTTGACATGGTAAACACTTGCCACATGGTACTCTGAAATCTAAATCCTTAAGCTTAATACTATTTGCGCATGATGTACCAATAATATCCGGTACAAATCCGTACTCTGAATCTACTATCCTCATTTATGACATACGGATACCACCTCGCTTAGCGAGAATATATTTACTGTTTCTTTTGCTTTTATATTTACGTTTTGTTCTAAATCTGTTCATATCTATAATTTTAAATTAATGCCTCACAACGTGATTAGTTCGGTAAGGTTTTGGGGACTAAAAACCTATTCCGTCTGGAAATAATTTTTTCCATATTAAATTTGCTGTTTTACTGCCCAATATTGCTGTTAGCTTTTCTAAAGACGCTAATCCTAATTGCGCACCAATAATACCTTGTACTATTACTCTATCTGTTTCATTATTAACAGGATCTAATCCTACTGCTGATAATGTGTCAAATATTGTAGAACCTGTTACTCCTTTATCTGTTTTCTGTTTTGTAAATAATGCAGTTGCCTTATTTAAATCTTCCTGGCTCATTAATGTTAACTTTTGTTGAGCTTTCAATATCGTGTCTTGACTTACATTTTTAACTCTTGCTATACTTTCAGATATATTCTGATTTTTAACTTCTATATCTTTAGCTAAATTTTGCATTTGGAATTGACTCAGTTGTTTAGCTATTCCATACTGTCCAGCATTAACTGCCGAGTCTATTCCCTTAGCAAGCGCATTCGCTTTATTAAGTTGAACTTGACTATTCATAACTGACATTTGTGCACCAGCAGCTGCTGATTGTGCTATCTCTGCTCCACTAAATGTTGTTGGTATTGTATCTGCAGTTGGCATTGATGTATTTGTATTTCCTGTTGTACCTTGTCCATACATTAAAGCCGGATTTAAACCAGCATCTTTTAACCTTTTCATTTGATTAAGTGGTGTATTATATGCATTGGCATAATCAAACATGCCGCGGTCAAACTTTTGTTGCATTTCCATTAATGCTTTATTGTTGCCAAAAGTTCTTTCCTGCATTTCTTTTGTAAGATTCTCGTAATATTTACGCTCTCTTAATTGACGACTTCTTTGACCTAATTGCCCAAAAAAACCTGCCATTGATGTTAATAGTGCTATTGGAAAACTCATTATCTACCTATTTTACCGTCTTGGTCTATGTCAAATTTTACTACTTCTTCTAGCATTTTTATTGCTAATTCAAGCAAACGCGGTAATATCGCAGTTGCTATTTTCATGATTAATTTTTGTTTCATTGTTTATTTCTTTAATATTAATTTTGTCTTCGCCTCGCCATAATAATGACTCAACAATTTCAGTAGTTTGTCTACTATTGTGTATCATTGTTGGAATCTCATCGTTCTCCTGGTATATTCCTACTCCGATGCACCCTTGTACATCGCCTCCACGATTAGCCGGATGTATACGAATTCCATATCTATTAGGAACTCCCATAATTTCGAGTGTTTTAGTTTTAAACTTAGGACTAAGAGACCAACGCATACTATAAGTGCCAGCTTGTATACGTTTTTCATAATTTTCTACAGTGGAGAATTTTAGAACTCCATGATTTCTAGTTGTTATTTTTAGTACTCCAAACAAGTTGTTATAATTTCCTCTTGTTAATCTTTGTAGTGTTACATCAGTAATTATCATATTCGTAAATTGTTATAATGTTATTATGTTAATTATTCTCTGATTTTCACCATAATATATATTGTGTTAAATACATATTTTTCAGCTATATCAAAGAACTTTGATAAATATACAATTTTTTTTTTACTCCCCTACCCTAGTAGGGGTTATTTTGTTTTTTTTTGGTTGTTTTTGTGACTTTTTTAGTCACTAGGACATACAATATCAAGTCGTTGTATGTCCTAATAAAAAAAGGGGGTTATTAACCCCCTAAAAAACTAACATAATAAACTAACTATTCACTCTCCGTTGTTGTTTCTTTGTTGTTTTCTTGTACTGTTGCATTTGCTTGAGTTTGTGCTAATGCATCTGCTTTGGCCTTTTCATCTGCTTTTATCTTACTTTCCAAATCTTTTACTTGTGTATTTAACTCTTTTAGATATTGCAGCTTTTCTACTGGTTCCATTTCCTGAATCTTATTAAGAGACTGCGAACTAAATGTCGCTTGTTCTTCATAATAAGGCGTTTTATAATTGTCATAACTCATTCCCTGAGTATTTCTAAATAATATCTCTCGAATTGATTGACTTTGATTTGGCTTTGTGATAACTTCTCCTGAATTATCTTCAGCCGTTACTTTTGCCGGATTCCACCGGTCCTTTACTGTCGGTTTAATTTTCTTTGCCATTTTCTTCTTTGTTTAATATTGACATTAAATTTGTGTTTAATCGTTGTACCTCTTTATAAAGAAGTGCTAATGCTGAACCATTTTCATAAACCATTTCTTCTATAGAATGATCTTTTATATACTGTTCTTTGTGTTCTTTCCATTTTGTCTGAAAATCTTTTACTTCTTTTTTACTTGGTTTTTCTGATTTAACTACTTTCATAATTTTAATTTAATGTTGGATTACTGTGATATGGCATTGGTCTCAATGCATCTACTTTATGGTATAATGATATCCATAACTTATGTTCTGTACTGTCTTGTATTGCAAATATTCTATCATCTGGATTACATTCAATAAATGATTGATTTAATAATGGTGCTTGACTAAAACGTCTTGATAACTCCCAATGTGCTAAAGTATCTCTAAAATCACCAGCGATACGATTTTGAGAATATTTGTACTCTGCATATCTCTGTTGATAACCAAATATTGTATCATCACTTGTTTTATTCCCCTGGATAAACAATTCTTTTGTATAAACTTCTTGCTCTCCTAAATTTGCAAACTGTGGAAAATAATGATCAAACTTGTCAAACTTTTGCCAAAATCTTGATAAACCTTGTACATAACTAGTTTTAGGTATTACCCTTGCTAAACCTAAAATAATACCATGTTCATTGAATGATTGTTGGAATCCAATTCCTTCTCCTAATCCTAAAGCATGACCGGTCATGTCTCCTTGTGGTCTATCTGTTGAGCCTTCACTTGCATATGTACTTAATACTTCACTAATCATAATGGGCGTTCGACCACCACCCAAATATTGGGGGACTTGTACTGTATAATCTGGTATTCTTTCGCCAAATATTGCAAATATTTGTTCTCTATAACGTGAGCCAGCACGTGCCATTAATTCTAACCATTGTTGCAGAGCTGATGCTTTACGTAACTCATTGATTGTAACACTTTCAACTTCTCCCTGTAATTTAACATCTGTTGTCTGAGCTCCATAAGTAACTTCTAAATCACCTATACCGTAACCATAATTGCCAATACTA